TGCAAGACATATGTAACTTGCTAACCATAGCAGATGCAGTTGTAGCTGCTCTACCCATAACTCCCGTTGGAAAATAATGACTATAAGCGATACCGTCGATAAAGACAGGCTTAAGGAAATCGTGTACTTCCCAATCGTCGTACGGGAGATCTTTGTAACTAATGAGTCCTTCCAATTTCGGATCATCGTTGATAGCCCTATTAATACGGTTCTCATGATTGCCTAGAAGCATTACCTTTCGTGGGTTATATTGTTTCTTTTTGTTAGCTTTAGCTGAAGCATTGTAAGAATACAATGGATCAAGAAGACATTGCATAGCCTTGTTAGCTGCGTCAATGTCCTTCGTATAGCGCCTACCTTCAAATGATTTCTTTCCTATATCATAGCTAGAGAGACTCGGCATGTCTGCAAAGTCTCCTAGGTGAACAACAACATCAGGTTTAACATCTACGATGTACTGACCAATGCGTGTTAGATACTCAAAATCAACTCCGTCTTTTACCTGTGTATCAGGAATGATAAGATGACTCTTCATTTAGTTGTTGTTATCCATTGTTGAATTTGATCTACATCTTTAATACCACACCACTTAAATCCATACTTGTCTGCCCACTTCGCGTGGGTGTACTTAGTACCACCACATAGCTTATTAGGATTGTCAAAGACAAACCGCAGGTCAAGATCAGGATATTGTTGTTTCAAGAGGACATACTTATGTCGTTCTTGGTGGTCAGATAGATACCCCTTTGTTTCAATAAGAGTTCCGTTAAGTAGGGTCCAGTCCACGGTGTATTTATGATTAGATTGTGGAACTGTGTAGGGGATAACGGTAACTTCGTAGTCATACTCTGTTTGATTGGCAATAAGGATGTCTTCAAATTTTAGCTCTAGTTTAGATCGTCGTTTACGTTCAGACATTGACTAAGTCCAGACTAGATGATTTGCTTGAGTAATATCCTTGAAAATCCCACTGACAAGGCCACCAAACGTCACTATCTTCATCATAATACGCGCCGTTTATGTAGTCTTGATAAAAGATTTCGTAGATTCGAACATCTGATCCAGCACGGGTGCGAACTCGTCTGGTATAATCAATCCTGAATTTCTCTGGTGATGTACCCATGTTACTCCTTGTTCTCGACATAACCACATACACATAAGGTTAATAGCGAGTTGATGTTTATCTTCATACATGTCATAGACAGTATTGAACATTTCTTGTTCTTCGTAACAGCCTTCTAGATACTTTGCTGCTTTTTTTGGACCAATTCCATTAAGACCAAAAAGATTATCTGTCTTGTCTCCAATCAGAACTTGTTGGTAAAATGTAGAAGCTCCTTGTAAAGGAGATACTTCGTCAAACTCTTGCTTGACAAAGTTATAATGTCTACCGGGAACTTGTTTAAGGTCCTTGTCAATAGAACAAATAATTGAGTCTTCTGTTTGTGTCCATGCAAGAGCATCGTCAGCTTCATAACCGTGAAAATCTTCACCATTCCATTGATCGAAAAGATATTGTTTACATACTTTTCGATGGGTTGGGTCTACAGTCTCACGACGATTAGCCTTGTACTCTGGATACACATCGTACCGAAAGTTCTTGGAAGGAGAAAGGAAGCAGCGATATTGATCTGCTTCTACGGAATGAATAATCTGTTGCATCAATTGTTCTACACGAAGTAATGCGATTTCCTCGTCGGAGGAGTCGACGATGACTCCCCCTTCTCGCACATCACAACTTGCAGCACAACGGTAAGCAACTATGTCTCCGTCGATTAATGCAATCATACTTTCATCTTAGTAGAATATACTCCTGAGCCAGTTGCCTTGATTGCTTGTACTGAGTGTAGAAAAGTGCAGGCACTTGAACCACAATGAGGACACTCAACAAAGTGAATGTCCTTTGTGAATTTTTCAAATTCTTTTCCACAATCTCGACAAACAAAATCTCTAAGCATTAAGCTCATAGTGGCACGTCTTCATCTTCATCAAAGGTTGGAATATCTGCTAGCTTTACTGGCTCGGTATCCAGACCAAAGACAAATGATTCATAGAACTTTGCAACACTAACAACCTCTTCTTTAGAAGGATTCTTCTTATCAGTTTTTAGAGTATCAATAGCAGCACTAATAGAAGACTGACGAACAATGTAGATTTGCTTCTTTGCTCGTTCTTCTGGGGTCTCATAGGTAGACTTAGGTGAAGCGAATCCAGACGAACCTGACGCTTTTGTGTTAGCTTCTGGGCTACCACCAGAGGCAGTGTTAACACCTGTTGCAGTGGAAGCTGCTGTCCAATCCCAAAAACCCTTGTCATTCTTTTGCATCTCAATGGTATAAACTTCACCTTTCTTTGCATCGACAAGAGTCTTATAGACAACAGGATTACTAAAAGACATTAGTTTCTTAGACGATGTTTGTCCTTTAGCAAGATCCTTAAAGGTAACTTCAGCCATCTTATACTTACCTTTGTCTTCTACAGACACATCAATGAATTGAATTTGAATGTTCATATTATCTTTCTTATTTATTGTTGTTTATGTATTACTGTTTATAGTAATATTATATCACATTATTTAAATGTGTCAAGCTTATGTTAGATCTTTAAGATTAGGTCCAACAGATACTTCCCCTAGCATCGGTAAGTTCCAGTCAATTCCAAAAGCTCGTTTGATGTTTGAGGGAAGATCTGTAAATACATCTACCATAATCTCCTTAACGATGTCAACCTCCTCTTCGGGTGAGTCGGATGTAAGAGAATCATGAATAGTAGAAATAAGTAGACTACGGAGCTTATACTTACGAAAACGGGCAGCAAGGCTAACCCGAGCAACAGCCATAACGTCCGCTCCAAGACCCTGATTAGGATAGTTCGTAATTTCATATTCAGAAAACTCTCCTCGTTTGTTTTTCTTGAATTGATATTCTCGTCCAAGAGGTGAACACAACCTGCCGGTTGCATTCACTTCCTGAAGATACTTCATGTGTGTTGCATATAATCCTTTGTACTTTGAATAATACTGGTCAATAACATCTTGCCAATATTGCTGCTTATTACTTACTACCGCAAAATCTGGGTCATGGCAGTAAGCAAATGCTGGTCCACGATAAATCCAACGAAACAAAAATACCTTAGCGATCAGGCGTGAGGGTAGATTGAATTTCGTTTGATTGTCAAGATGAATATCAAATTTACTTGGATCATTTACAACATTGTGCCATTCTTCGATTCCAACTTTGTCTTGACTTAGGTACAGATATGTGCACCATTCAAGACTTTTTGCATCTACGTTTACTAACATTAGAATCTACTCTCGCACAGGCGCTTCCCGATTGGTGGAATATTCTGACCATTTGGATTGGATGACGCAACCCGTCCCGTTACCGCAACACATTGGTTATACGAGGGGTGTAAGTAGTCTCCCCAATTCATGGTGAGCATCTTATTGGGAAGTCCCTTAAGATACGTTCCATTCTGCTTCTCTAGTTTTGCCCGCTCTAGAATTAACTCAATGAGTGTCTTGGCGAGTTTGCTTGGTTTTAGAGATCGCAGTACATCTTCAGCGACAGAAGGGTTTTCTACCTTCTCACCGAATTTGTATTCTGTTAAGGGGGTGACAAGCCGTGGGAATTCTGTGAGGGATTCGACATTCTTGTATTTGACTTGGCCTGCTCTAGCACCAGTTTTAAAATGTCCGATTGGTACTTTACAGTCGCGGCTGATAGTGCCGCCATAAAGGATAGTAGATTTTTCATTTGGTGAATTCCAATTAATTTCAAAGTCAACAATATTATTGAGCTTTGTTTCTAAATCATGAATACGTACATCATTTTCTTCTGCAATTTCCAAGGATTTTGCAGCGTTGTATTTCAGACCATTCCACTCCATCTCCAAAAGCACAGGCAGATCATGCATATGTAGCTTAAAGAGTTTGATCATGTGTGGATATTTGGTCTGAAAATCTTTCAATTGATCTACGTATAATTGATGTGTAATTTCCACATCATTTACACAATATTCTTCTAGTTCATCTTCAGGAATTTCTGTTGTGTCAATACCTTTATCCCAATAATTCTCAGAAATAAAATCCTGTTTGGGATCAAGACCTCGATTTAAACATGCTGTTCTGAGGTCAGGGAATTTCCAAGTTTGCTTAGAAAATAGAAACTCAGCATATTGACAATCATGGATACGCTGCCCGACACTATGCTGCCAGTCAAACTCACGTCTAATCCAAGACAAGTCAAACTTGCCGTTGAAAAAGACAAGAGTCCGAGAAGAATTAAGAATCTCATGGATACGGCCAACGTCCCAAGGCTTTCTGAAAACGAATGAAGTCGTTGAATCGTTTGAAATGGCTTTGATTACCAATAGGCATAACTGGTTCCTTGGATCATATACGTTCCCCTTGTTGTGTGTGGTGGTCTCAACGTCGATGCAGAGAGTTAAATTAGGTGTATCTTTTAACAGCAACACGATTGTTTTAGGTCTGCTGGAACAAACTCAGTGAATTCCCAATCAACAATGTCTGGATCACCTAGTGTTAATTTAGAAATTTTTAGGAATTCTTGCACTTGATCTTCTGCATCAATTTCATTGTTTGCTAGAACAGTAATAGTTACTTGAATATCAAACTTCTGGGTCATGTGGTTTCTCCTGAACAGTTGAATATGCAACAGTACGATGATCAAAGTCAAGCGTACCAGAAGCAATTTGATTAAACATCTTTCGATCGAAGAATTGGTCTTCGCGTTCAAAGTAATTTGCTAACGCACGAGTGACAATTTCACGATGAGCTGTCGTAATGGCAGTATTGCGTAGAATTTTCGCAATATCCATGATGTTTTTACGACTAAAGGGCTTGACTTTTGTTGGGTGTTTGATTACTTCTGTCAAAATTCTACATCCTCATATCGAGCAATAATTGGTTTGATTTGTACGTCGGCCTTACCATGTCGTAACTCTGGCTCGGGGTCAGTATCTCCGGATAG